TTCCAATCTGCTCTAATACTATTATATCTTGAAAATAATCTTCTATAGCCATTATATACACCTCTCTTATTAAATAGAGAGTGTATATATAAACATACACTCTCTTTGATTTAATATTATATTTAATCTTCCATCCTGATTCTCCATGGTGGAGTATCCATTGCATCCTTGGCATAATGAGCTGTGTACTGTACATCTAGCACTATATCCTCATGTGCCTTGATATTGAACTCAATTTTACCATCACCCAATACATTTAATAATTGAATCAAAGCATATTTATCATCGTCCCTGACTCCTGCCCAAGTGATGTTTTCGTGATAATCTCCTGCAGCAATAATTAAATCATCTGTAATTTCGTGATAATCGCCAGCATCCGATACACTCAGACCAGCAAAACAATCATTAAAGTTTGTTGATGTTAGTTCTAAAAGCCCAAATGTTAACATTGGTTGACTTTTTGTTATTCTTCGATTGCCTTCAATCATTCCATACTGCCCATTAAAGTCAATATGTTTAAATTCTCTATCATCAGAAAATTTTATATCTCCTCTTGTTGCCCCAATTTCTCTCTGGGTTGCTTCGCTATATTCTTTATATATAATCCCGTTACCTTGCCACGTTCCGGTCGCTGTTGGAACGGATGTTTTTATTGGTGTCGACATTTAACTCACTCCTTCCTATGCCATTTTAAAGACAGCAGCGGTAACATTTGTTGCCTCTGAAACTGTAAATGATACATAACCAGTATTTGAAGCATTAAATCTATGTGTAGGAAATGGCCCGATCAAAAAATCATCTCCATCTGGAATTGTAACCGTTATATCATGGGTTCCACCTTGGTCGCATTCTTGGGCACTGCTTATTGTAATAATTGTATCGCCTCCGGCAGCTACATTTACCACATGTAAAAAAGTTTTCCCATCATTTACAAAATATCCACCTTCAACTGCCATCGTTGTATATTGCGTTGTGAGGGATTTAAATTCTATCCCATTGTAATCAACTTCTATTGGTGTTAGTTGTTGCAAAGCCATTTAAATTCCTCCTTTCTATGCCATTTTAAACGCGCAAGCGGTAACATCGGCGAACGCGCTAAGTCTCATTGTTACTTTACCAGTATCCGGCGCGTTAAATATATGCGTTGGAAGTGGGCCGATCATCCAGTCATCACCAAACGGGATTGTTATAGTAATATCGTGAACCGTAGTTCCTCCATAATCACAAACATTTGGAACGTCAATGGTTACCGTTAAGTTAACAGCTCCTGAATCATTTTTTATATTAACCATTGTTTTACCATCGTTTAAAAATTCAAATCCGTCAACCGCAGTAGCTGCAACATAATCAGCAGTGTCACTATAAGCTTCTGCCCCATTATAATCAATTTCTTTTGGTGTCAAAACCGCAACAGCCATTTTAACAACTCCTTTCTATTAGTAATACTTTCTATATGGTGTTAACATATTTATAATACTTATGGGATATCCATAATAAACTTTTGATATCCCAAATGAAACGCTATAATCGTCAACTTTTTCGTTCTGGATCCCTTTATCTATTTTAAGAGAATCCTTGGATAATTTATAATTTACCATTGTTGCATAAGGAAATTTTAAGGATTTTGGATACCATAACTTGTATATCCCAACATATTCCCCGACCGCCTCATCTTCTATCGATCCATAATCTGTATCAATAGTTAAAAAAGCACCTCCAGCATCTACAGTTTTTACATAATATATCCCATCATTTTCTAAACTTCCTCTGACTTTTATAGTATTGCCAACAATAAATCGATCTAAGTTATTTGAAGAATCTAGTATTTTGTTTGTTGAAGATTCAAAACTAATAGTATTTGAACCTAAATATTTTTCATTATCAATGTCAATATCTCTTATAAAATGATTCTTACAAATATCATGAATTTCCTCTTCAATGATATTCCCTAATACTGTAATTCTTGAATCATTTGTTGTATCGCCTAGATTCATTCCTAAAATATTTTTTACTTCTGTTAATGTTGCAATCATACTTACACCCCGTAATAAGCTATTACAGAACCACCAGCTGCGATTGTACAACTTGTATACCTACCATATACAACTGTTCCAGCTAACATTGGAATAGTTGTTATTCCGGTAATATCACCAACTAAAGTGATAGTTGAATCGGCCAATATCTGGATAGCTTGAAATATAAATCCGGTCGCTGGTGTTATTGTCGCTGCCCCTGAGTATTTCCCCCCTAAATTACCAAGGGAAATATTTGTCAATTCTGTCAATTTTGGAATAGACATTATACGATATACCCCCCAGCAGCAATCGCCTCATACTCAACAATGACATCTAAGTCAACAGCTGTCGCCCCTGTACCTTGTAAATCGACGACAATTGTTTTTGTAGCCTTTAGAACTGCACCACCACCAGAATATGATACTTGTTCATCATCGGCGTTAATTGACGCGGTAACCGCCGTTGCTGCGCTAATAAATTCAACAGCCTGACTAGCTCCGCCCATTATTGCTGCACTTGTTAAATCAACTGTAGTTACGCCATTAGCCCTTAATACTATTCTCTTAATAAAACATGACTGATCTGTAATAGTTCCAACTGTTGTTACTCCTGCATTTGCTGCTGCCGTAATATTTTTTGTAAATATTTGAGTTTTCCCAGCCTGCCTATTACATGCATTACTTGGTGTTTCTATCTTATCAGCTTCTGTCTGAATATTTGCAAATTTTGTTACAGCCGTAACATTTGCAAAATCCCCCAATAAAGCCCCAAGTGTTGCGGTTCCTCCTGCATTTACAATTGTTCCAATTACATCAGTATCTGCAATAATTTGTTTTGCCAAAGCCACCAAAGAAGTTCCGGCCACTGTATCAGATTTCTTGCCTACTACCTGAGCAATTGTGGCATCTGTTGCTAAATCCTGTGTAGGGAATAGCAAAGCTGCTATTACTTGTTTGCATAATGCAATAATACTATTTCCGGCGACTGTATCGGATTTATTTCCGATTACTTCGTTTGTTTGGGCATTCGCTGCCGAATCTGCACCTGGTACATCTTGAAATTCATCTATAATAACCAAAGCTGCTATAATTTGGGTAATTTCGGCATCAACTGCTGCCAATATTTCTGCTATTTCTGTTACACTAGCAGCTTCCAAAGTATCGGCAACCGCCTTTATTGCTGCTATATCCGCACTCATTGAAGCACCAGCAGGCGCGCCAGCCCTAGCATATATTTGTTTTAATAATGCTATTGCGCTTGTTCCTGCGACTGTATCGGATTTATTACCTAAAACATCTGACATAACAACATTATCCGCACTATCAGCAGTCGGCACGTCATGAAATGCGTCAATAACCGCTAAAGCAGCAGCGACCGCGCTTGTGTCTATACCTGCAATTGGCGTATCTTGTGACCCTTGAACGCTTGTTCCGTTCTCGCCACAAACACCAGAAAAAAGCCATGTACTACCGCCAATTGTATCAACTACAAATTTAGCATAAGTTATATCACCCTGATTATATATAAATCCCTTCACAACTGCATTAATGGCAGCGGTTCCAGAAAATTCGACAACGGATGTATTAGCTTTTCCGAAGTAATCAACTTCAATACGTGGATAGTCTGCACCAACCAATTTAATGTATGAAGTGTTTCCGGATCCATCAGTAAAGCCCACATGTTTTGTTTTTAACTTTAAATGATTACATGTAGCCTCTGATAAAAACCAAGTTGTAGCCTCAATTAAATTTGTTGAATCCCTTGTTTCAATATCAATATCAAGGCCAACACCTTTTAATAATAGTGGAGTTGTTAAGGCATCTATAGCACCTATAACTATTACATTTTTAAATACTGTGCTATTAGCTGCAAATTCTATACAAGCCCCTGTCAATGTTCCTATAGTGATTTTTGGTCTATCTTCGCCCTCACCAATACCATATATTTTTATTCCTGCTACATCAATATCAATGGCCGATGCTGTTATTATTGTTTCCGCATGACCCGGCAACATAATTATAATATCGCCTTGATTAGCGGTACATTTATTTATTGCATCGTCTAAGGTTGCCATTGGATGGTCGATATCTGTACCGGCACTATAAGTCGAACCTGTGCCACTATGGACAAAATACATATTTCCTTTCAGAGTCATAAGCATTCTGAAAGATGCCTCTAGTTCTCTTTTTAAAATTGGATTATTTATGTGTAAATTTGGAAATGACATTTTACTACCTCCTTAATTAGTAGACAGGGATTTAATTCCCTGTCATTCGTTCCTAATCATAATATTAAGCCGATTTAAGATTTGTTATACTACCATGATACATTTCTGGCCCATAATCAAGACCAATTTGTGTATAAATTTGACCTTTATCAGATGCCCCAACTTTTGCAAGTGGTTCATCAATTATTAACTTGCCATTAACTGGGCAATACATTACACCCATAACCGACATATCAACAATTGCAATTGTTCCTACTGGCATATTTGGATCCCACATAATACCTATTTCACAGAAATTTGTTATGATTTTTTGAATATTTATGCCACCGACATTAATTGACTCCGGCGCATATCCATAAATATCACTAATTTTTACTAACTGGAAAGCATTGCATAATAAAACCATATTTTCAAATTGTGCATCTGTACTCATTGACACCAACAAACTATCAATCATTGCCTTAGTCAAATAAGCTGCCCCACCGTTAACTGTATAACTGTCAATTGCGTCTAATATTCCGGCTGTTCCGGCTGCTACCGCTGCCCCTGTAGAATTAATATAAGTTCCATTTATAAATGCATAATCAACATCTGCACTTATTTGTTTTAGTGCTGCTGCCTTTTGGAAGTTCAATTCATTAGTAACCGGCTGGTCTCCAAAGGAGCTGGTTCCCGTTGTTCCTGCACTAATAACAACCTCGTTGTAAGTGCTTTGTTTCGGATATGATACCTCATAACACTCTTGAAATATTTGACAGGTATTTAAATCATGGGTTCTAGTTGTAGTATCAGCGGTTTGTGCGCCAACAGCGGTCGCCTCTGATATTGGAGTATTACCGGGCGTTATACTCCATGTTTGCCCTACACTAAATATAAATGTATTTGTTGTTCTTCCTGCATTTAAACCACCTAACGCACTAAAAAAAGGTGATTTTTTCTTACCAATTTGATATAACATACCAAGTTGGTTTAAATCTTCTCTATCTGTATAAGCCATTTAATTCACTCCTATTCAAGTTTTTTAATAGCTTCACTAGTTGAAAGCATACCAACAAAATTACCAGCTTTTTCAAATTCATTATACTGTTGAATTAATTTTTCTTTTTGGGATCCACCTAAATTATTTTGATTATTATTATTATTGTTTGGGTTTACATTTCCAGTGATTACCTTTTCGGTAAACATGCTTGGATATTTTGCCCTAATATCTTTTAAATCAAAGTTTTTCAAGTTTTCCCCATCCAGTTCAATAGAATCTAAGTCCAAGGCTTTTAAAATTAAATCTTCATATACTGCCCCTTCATCCTTTAACTTTTTAGATAAAACTGATTTTTTTGTTATACTTAAAATTTCTTTTTCTTTCAACTGGATATCACTATTATATTTATTGCTTAGTTCTGTATAACTACTTTTTAATTCTGTGTTATCTTTTAAAAGTTTTTCAACATCAGTATTTTTCTTTTCATAGTCTGATACTTTCCCTCTTAAAAGCTTGTTTTCCTCATTCTTTTCGTTGAATTTTGCGATAGGAATATAAGAACCATCATTTAATATTATTTTCTTATCTCCTATTTTTGGTACTACTTGATTGTAAAGTTCTTCCCCTAATAATTCTTTTAACCATTCCATTTTTTATATCTCCTTTTTTTCTAATTAGGTTTTTTAAGTGGTAACCCTCCACCAATTAGAGGATTTTTTAAAGAAATCCTTAAACTCCAAATAATGTTTCTAAGTCTAATCCACCTATGTCAACCGCTACGATGGTACATCGACAATGAATATCTTCTTTAGCTACCCCGAATCCACCCGGGTATTTAGTTTTATATTCTCCTGAATAAAAATATCCGTCTTTGTCTGCCTTTTGTCCATCAAGCGCAACATGTGACGGTCTTGTCCTTGCGTCCTTTGTTGCCATCCACTCAATATCAAATTCATTCCCCAGCGCCCGGCTTCTGTCAAACCCTCTTCTTGTTGCCTCTTCTTTTATTCGGTGACCTTCTGTCCATGCAATCCTTAAAGCCCTTCTTTTATCAATATTGAGTGTTTTTGATATTTCCGATGCCATTTGTTTATAAGACTGCCCTTTTCCTAGTCCTGCTTTTACTATTTTTAGACAATCTTTTTTTATTTTTTCGAAATTTACAAATAACCTTTTAGTTATTGTTTTGCCGGCTACTTTTCGATTAGTTATTATGCTTGCTAGTTTCTGAGCTTCCTCTTTAATAGTACTTGTTTTTTTAACGTTAATCAAGCCTTTTAGATAAGACTTATCACTTAACATTTCCAAATCTTTTATCATCTTTGTTGATAATTTCCCATATGTTTTATCAACACTTTTTTTTATTTCCAGTTCCAAAGCTTTTATTTTTTTAGCCGGTGTTAGTTTTTTACCCTCAAAACTATTTAAAGTCGCTTCCAGCTCTTCTGCTAATTTATTATATAGTGTTTCAATTTGTTTTTTTGTCATTTAAAACACCTCTTTTATGTGTTATAATAATTATTGCTATAGCTCGAAACAACTCGAAAGCTCGTAGAGCACCGGTAGACGTCCGGAGGTCTGTAAATTCAGATAGAGTTGTTTTTAAATTTTTTATTTAAAACCACCCTTTACATATTGCCTTTTGCAATCCTCAGAACATAAAGCCCTATTATTATTATAAATAATATTTGATGAAAATTCTTTTTGACAAATAAAACAAGTATAATCATTTATTTCTTGTTGTTGTTTTTCTTCAGCTTCTACTTCTTTTTTTTTGCTATAAATTTTTAAATGCAAAGTAATATCAATTGCATATAAAACTAATATTAACACTATTATATAAATCATTTAAACCACCTCTTCAATAACTGGTTCTGGTTTTGGTTCTGGTTCATCTTTATATTGTGCCTCTTCTTCTTCTATTTGTTCCAGCTCATC